ATATGTAAAAACTTACCGCCCACACTAGAAAGCTATAGGAGATTCTAAGCATGACTATTAGAGATAACTTTAAGTTCGATGGTAGTACAGACTATAGTAATACATCCTTGCAGGAGAAATTAGAAACAGAGATATATAATAGTTCATACTCTAGATTAACTAAAGATAACTTAAAGTCTAACTCTAGAGGAGCTTGGTCTGAGTCTAAGATAGGCTCTAGATATGTGTCTTCTACACAACGTCGCTTTAGCGAAGCTGTTATCTCGTTCCTTTCTAGGAAGAGTGGTGGTCGTGGAGCAAGGGCTGCTGAGTACCTCAGAGAAACAGGGTTAGACCCAGAGGTCATCTCATATCTCTATGTGAAACAGGTGTACAACCTGATCCCCTTATTCTCTAACAAACCCATCAAGAGAGTGTCTTTCTGTATCAAGGCTGTCGATGCGATTCATACCGAGTGGAGATTGAACCACTTCGGTTCAGTGAAGGAACGAAAGAACCTTCTCGATAAGATCACCAAGGATATGGATAAGCGCACCTATCCCAGCTCATGGCGTCTTCGGACATACCGAATGTACTTCGATGCTGAACAGGTTGAATGGCGTGGATGGTCGCAGCGTGAGTGTCTGCTCATAGGTTATGCCCTGATGACCCTCTTCATGGAGGCTACAGGCCTCATAGAGTCCGATCATACTAAAACCTACGTCCTACCTACCAAAGAACTGGTGGATCACGTTGAGCAAGCCTGTAAACGCTCTATCACTGACTTCACGCTCTACCTTCCGATGGTCGTGAAGCCGAATCCTTGGTCTGCTGAGTTCAATCTGTTCAAAGGCGGGTACATGAACCGAGGTAAGGTCAAGAAGTACAGCATCATCAAAGGTGCTGGTAAACGGGATGTTGAGCGGATGCTACACATGGACTGGTCTAAGACACTGCCAGCCATCAATGCTATCCAAGAGACACCTTGGCGGGTCAAGCGTCGTATGGTGGATGCCCTCGATTACGTCTTCAATGAACTTGGGGGTGACCGTGGTGGTATCCCTACTGTCGATGAGATTGAGTTACCACCCAAGCCTGTAGGTTATGACACTGATGACGAGGTGAAGAAGAAGCACAACCTCGAGGTATTTCTGATCCGCTCGAGGAACCGTGAGGACATCTCAAAGAGGCTGTCAGTCATCTACACGTTACAGATCGCACGTAAGTTTCAACCGTTCCATGAGATATTCTTCCCACACAACCTCGATGTCAGGGGTAGAGCCTACCCGCTGCCAGCCTTCCTGAACCCACAGGCGGCAGACTTTGGCAAATCAATGCTCGAGTTTGCAGATGGTGTCGAGATCACTGACATGGAACAAGCAGCTTGGCTTGCAGTTGCTGGGGCAAATGCTTGGGGTAATGACAAGGTATCCCTTCAAGACCGAGCTGACTGGATCGTGGCTAACGAGGATTGGATCATCAAATGTGGCAGGGACTGGCGTAACAACCAAGAGTGGCTCGATGCTGATGAACCATTCATGTTCTTGAGCTTTGCTATGGAATGGGCAGATTTTGTCGAGACCAACGCTAACGGTCAACCTTTCCACTCACACTTCCCTTGCCATGTTGATGCGACTTGCAGTGGCCTACAGCACTACTCAGCAATGCTTCGAGACTCTGTCGGTGGACGTAGTGTAAACCTTATTCCAGGATTACCTAGGCAGGACATCTACCAAGATGTGGCTGATGTAACCAAGGAGCTTATGCTAGCTGACGGTACACCTGAAGCACATCTATGGGTCAAGTTCGGGATCGACAGGAAGATGACAAAGCGTCAGACAATGGTCATCCCCTACGCTGGTAAGTTCTCGAGCTGCATGGAGTACACCCAAGAAGGGTACGACGACAAGCTCAAGGCTGGGCATCAACGTATGTGGGACAAGAGCAAGGACAAGGAAATGGTCATCATGCTGGCTAGATATATCTGGCAAGCTATCGATCAGGTCGTGGTCAAAGGTAAGGTCGCTATGGATTGGCTGTCATCAGTTGCTCGAGAATGGACTAAATACCACAACAAGCTGGAGTGCCAAGGGTATGACAAGCGGATGTCTTGGGTTACCCCTGATGGGTTTCAGGTTGTCCAATATCGAGCTGGGCAGAAACAAATGCGCCAAGATACTTACATGAACGGAAGGGTTAGGCTTACGTATTATAACGAGACAGCAAAGCTCGACTCTAAAGACATGGCTTTATCAGTCGCACCAAACTTTGTGCATTCCCTCGATGCTACCCATCTACGCATGGCGGTCAACAGAGGAACTCAGGAAGGCATCAAGAGCTTTGCAATGATCCACGACAGCTTTGGCGTCCACGCAGCCCATATGCCTACGTTCATCGAGAGCTGTGTTAAACCTAGCTTTGTTGAGATGTATGTGAAGAGTGATCCGCTCAGTGACCTATACCAAACCCTACCCTTCAGTCATGATCTGTATCCTGACAAAGGTGATCTTGATATCAACGGGGTCTTAGACAGTGAGTTTTTCTTTTCTTAATACTTACATATGCAAGAGCCTTACCACTTACCGCCCACACTAGAAGGAAACCTTCGGAAATGACTCATATGTTTGATCAACTACACCCTGTTGTGGAAATCATCCGCAACGCCTTCGTTAACCGCCCTTACATAGCAGGGATTAACGAGGAGACTTTCGAGCGTCTGTACCCTGCACTTGCAGCATCAGACACTTACACCTGTGAACATTTTTTACAAAGGATGTTCGATGACATCTGACAACGTAATCCATTTCAGAAGCAAAGCTAAAACTACAACCGAAGATATCGATGTGACCTTAGCTAACCTTTATGAAGTGGGTGATGACACTCACGAGGACTGTATTCCTACCCTTATGGGGTACATGATTGAAGATGATAAATTCATGCTGATGCAGATCAGAGAAGCCACTGCCGAAGATAAAGAGGCTGGCGAAAAAATAGATGAAGATAATCTCATCGTCCAATCATTAGTCCTAACACAGAAGCAGCTCCAGTTTATCTCGGGCTACTCACAAACTTTCTTTTTAATTGAGGATTTAGATGAAATATCTGAATGAAAAATCTGGAAAGTATTCAGGCATGACCATGACGGGAAAAGCTTTTTACCCCCGACTTGTCCGTCCTGATACGAAGTACAATAAATTAGGCCAATATAAAGCAGACATCCGTGTTCCTATTGAGGAAGCGAAAGAGCTGATGGCAGAGCTAGCCCAAGTCTACAAAGAGTGGACAGGATCAGCTCCCAGCAAAAACGAAAATACCATGTGGAAAATGGACGAGGACAAGAAGACAGGCGAACCCACTGGCGACGTTATCATCAAGATGCGTGTAGCCAATAAGATGAATAAAGAGGGTGAGCTGTGGAACCGTCGTCCAAAAGTTTTCTTCCGTGATGCAGATAGCAGAACAGACAAGATTGGTGGCGGTTCAGCCATCAAAGTCCAGTTCGAGGTTTACTGCTGGAATGCGGAGAAAAAAGGCGTGTCACTTCAGCCGATGAGCGTACTGATCGAAGAAGTTGTTGAGCCGCAAGGTGAAGCAAACCCCTTTGGTGAAGGTGAAGAAGCCACATTCAATGACACCGCTAACACACCTGTAACTGAAGAGAGTGATGATGCCGACACTACGTCGAAAGAGTCAGACGACTTCTACTAATAGTGGCGGGTGGGCATCAAAAACAGAGCATGGCTACCGATCAGGCCTTGAGGAACGTATAGCTCAAGAGCTGCTCGAAAAAGGCGTAGAGTTTGAATATGAAAGTTTATCAATTTCGTACCTACGTCCTGCAAAGAAGGCCAAATATACACCAGACTTTGTTTTGCCTAACGGTATTATTATCGAGACCAAAGGCCGCTTCCTGACAGCAGACCGTCAGAAAATGCTTTTGGTCAAAGATCAGCATCCTGATCTAGACATCAGGTTCATCTTTTCAAACGCCAATCAAAAAATATCCAAGCAGTCGAAGACGACGTATGGAATGTGGGCAGACCGTAATGGCTACCTATATTCCAACAGTGTGCTTCCTTTGGACTGGCTAAAGGAGTGATATGGAAGAGTCTCAGTTTACTAACCACGAACCGTGTCCGAGCTGTGGCTCTAAAGATAATTTAGCTAGATATGATGATGGACACGGTTTTTGTTTTGGATGTGGATATCATGAGCAAGAGCAATCCGATGGCGAAAAGTCTTGGGTCGCCCCATTATCGACCTCAGAAGACCAAGGTGAAAACCAAGTATTCAAGGTCACGGGCGAAACGAGAGCTATTGCGTCAAGGCGTATCACCGAGGACACCTGTGCAAAATGGGGATATAAACTCGGTGATCACGCTGGGAAGCCAGCACACCTAGCGTATTACTATGATTCAAAACGTAGACCCATAGCAGCTAAGGTTCGATACCAAGATAAATCATTTGTCTGGATTGGTGACTCCAAGAACATCGGTCTCTACGGAGATTGGCTTTGGCGTGATACAGGACGCATGATAGTGGTGTGCGAGGGGGAACTAGATGCCCTCTCGATATCACAGCTTCAGAACAACAAATATCCAGTTGTATCCGTTCCTAATGGATCAGCGGGTGCAGCTCGGTCTGTACGTAAAAGTATATCCTTCTTGGAGAAATTCGAGAAGGTTATCTTTATGATGGATATGGACACCGCCGGACAGGACGCAGCGCACGAATGTGCAAAGCTTCTATCCCCTGGCAAAGCCCATATCGCCCACCTACCCCTGAAAGATGCCAGCGATATGTTAGTCGCTGGTCGTGGCTCAGAGGTTATTGATGCTATCTGGAGTGCTAAACAGTACCGTCCAGACGGCATTGTGAACGCTGCTGATCTCTGGGAAGAGGTCTCAGGCAGTAACGAAAGCTTCCGTGTTCCTTACCCATTTGCAGGATTAAATATTCCTACCTACGGTTTAGGTTTGAGGGAGCTGACTACAATTACAGCGGGTACGGGCGTCGGTAAATCGGCATTCGTCCGTGAGATCGCCTACGACCTTCTTATGAATAAAGAGATGACCGTAGGTATGATGATGCTCGAGGAAGGCTTGCGTCGCACGATGCAGGGTATTCTGGGCATCCATATGAATGAAGTCCTTCATGTCAACTCAGACACTGATGAAGGAAAACTACGTGAGGCATTTGATGCCGTCACAAGCACAAACAGATTACATTTATACGACAGCTTCGGTTCTACCGACCCAGAGGTGCTTATAGAAAAGCTCCGATACATGGCTGTGGGTCTTAAATGTGATTTTATTGTGTTCGACCATATCTCGATTGCTGTTGCGGGTCTCGATGTAGATGACCGTAAAGCCCTCGATATCATGGTTACAAAGCTACGCTCACTTGTTGAAGAAACAGGCGTAGGTCTCATCATGGTGGCACACCTACGCCGCCTTGAAGGGAACAAAGGCCACGAAAATGGAGTTACGACTAGTCTTAGTCATCTCCGTGGCTCCCAAAGTATCGCCCAAACATCCGATGTTGTGATTGGTCTCGAGAGAGATCAGCAAGGTGACAACCGTAATACCACTACGGTCAGGGTCTTGAAAAATCGCTTCAGCGGCATGACGGGCGAGTGTTGTCAGCTCGAATATTGTGAATCGAGTGGCAGACTTATTGAGGTAACAACGGAGGCTTCCCCGAATGGAGATATCTACTGACGACAGCATCTTTGAGATGGCTGACATCACAGCCGTATGTGCGGCTAGAAATCCTGAGTGGGAAGTACTCCACACGTTCTTCAACAACCTAGCACAATCTCTGGAATCCAATGGATGGAAGAAAAGGAACGGCATGACACAGCACGATAAAATTATGCGTCATCTTAAAAAAGCAGGGTCAATCACAGTACGTGAGGCCATTGTTGAATATTCAATCCAATCACTAACCAAGGTTATCTCTGTCCTACGTGGCAGCGGTTACAAGATCAAAAGCAATGTGAAGTACCACCCTGTTACTGGTCAGAAGTACGTAAGATACACATTGGCTAGCTAAGGAGATACGGATGCGGTTGATATTCGACCTAGAGAGTAACGGATTGCTGGACGAGCTTAATCGCATCCACTGTCTCTGTCTTAAAGATATTGATACTGAAGAGACCTATAGTTTCGCACCTTCTGAGGTGGAAACTGGTGTCAAAATGCTTATGGAGGCTGACCTTGTAGTAGGTCACAACGTCATAGGCTTTGATATCCCAGCTCTAAAAAAGGTGTACCCGTGGTTTCGAATCCGTAAGTCACGGGTGCGTGACACCTTGATTATGTCTCTATTGCTATACCCCGACCTCAGTGACCGAGATTGGCGTTTAGTAGCACAAGATGAAACCTTCCCACGCAATTGTGTTGGTAAGCATCGTCTTGAGGCGTGGGGACATAGGTTAAAGTGTTACAAAGGTGATTATGATGGCGGTTGGTCAGAGTGGTCATCTGAAATGCAGTATTACTGCGAACAGGATGTGGAGGTCACTGATAGGCTGTGGAAGCTCATCGAGTCTAAAGGCACTTCTCCTGTGGCTACCGAACTTGAACATCAGGTCAAGTGGGTGATTGCAGAACAGGAGCGTTGTGGTTTTCCTTTTAACGAGGAAGCTGCATTAAGCCTAAAGCTTACACTAGATAAGCGTAGAGCTGAACTCGAAGCAGAACTACAGGACGCATTCCCTCCTTGGGAAGAGGAGCTTGGTCTCTTTACACCCAAGGTAAATAACAAGGCTCGAGGTTACGTCAAAGGCGTATCCTTTATGAAAACCAAGACCGTCGTGTTTAACGCAGGGTCTCGGATGCACATCGAGTCTAGGCTCAAGGCTATCCACGGTTGGAAGCCAAAAGAGTTTACTGAGGATGGTAGGGCAAAGGTAGATGAAAAAGTATTGTCTAGCTTGCCATACCCTGAAGCTAAACTACTAAGCGAATACCTGATGATCCAAAAACGTATCGGACAAATATCTGACGGGGCTAATGGTTGGCTGAAGAAGATCAAGGACGGACGTATACATGGTCAGGTAATAACTAATGGGGCAGTGACAGGCCGTGCAACGCACAGGTCTCCCAACACTGCTCAGACACCAAGTGT